CCAACCCGTAAGGCGGATCGCAAACGCAGGCATGAAACCGCTCGCCGGTCGCAGCGAGTTTCGGTAGTTCGACCAGGCAATCGCCGTGGAGGATGCGGATCACGTCATCACCCCCACCAGCACCGCCACAAGCCCGCTAAGCGCCATGGCCACCAGGAACGGGCCTCCGTGGCTAACCGGCGGCGGGATAGGCTTTGGACGCCCCAGAACCGGCCAGATTGTTTCAGGCGGCGGTTCCTGGGAGGGACGCGAGGCGCGGAGGTCGATTGGGGGGATGATGGGCACGGCTAGATTGGCCAAAGGTCTGGCTTTTCTTCAATGACGCGGTGATAGGTGTCGTCTGCCGTTTCCTTCGGCGGCGCCCATCCCACCACGGTCATCGGTTCACCTAAGCGGATTGACACTTTTTTGTGGTTGACGATGCCCTCGATCCGGTCGCGTTGTTGACGATCCAGGTGCCGCAGGTTGGCGGCGGTCACGGGGCTTTCGTACCAGAGATCAAGGTCTTCGGCGGTTTCACGTTTCATGATCTCCCCAATCATGCTGTCGCTCAACACATCCAAAATGGTCTCGGCATGGGCACGGCGAATGAAGAAGCCCGTCTTATGCAATTTGAGCATCATCTCATCCAACTCGTCACCAAATCGGTCCATATGAGCAGCGACAGCAGCAATGTCGTTCGCCACATCAGGGCGCTTCCATTGAGCAAAATATGGCGGTGTGTCTTCATTATAGCAAAACAGGTCATTCAGTGTGAACTCGCCGATCCACATCTGGCCTAACACCTGGATACGATGCTCGGAACCCGATCCTTCCATGTGGTATCGGACCATCTTCGGCGGAAACAGACTTTTAATCTCCAGGCCGTGCCGGTCATCCCCTACCACCAGCCGGTCTGGCGAACAGCCAAAACGCTTGTCATCGGTGAGGATCATGGAGATCGGATAGGTCTCAACCTCGTTGATCGTCTCGTATTGTTGGATGGCTTTCGGTTCCTCTGTCTTGCCTTTTTCCACGAACTCAAGCCCTTCAAGGGACCGGGAAAATGACTGATTGAGGAACTGTTCCGCCGCGAGCCGGTAGGCAAAGTCGAACCGCTGCTTGCTCAGTTCCAGTTTCGCCGGTGTGATGACGCGGTGAAACTCCGACGCGGTGGGGCGGCCGATGTGCAGTTCGAACCACCTGTCCGACCGCTGGGGAGCCTCGGATTCCAATATTATCTTCATCGCCTTACTCCTGTTTCACCGCTTCCTGCTGCACGATTACCTTGAGGGTGTTCAACACACGGGGGAAGTCTTTAACCTCGACATCATTGAACGATTCCGCTGAACTTCCATCGATCCGGGAAATCATGGTGCGAATGAACTTCGCCTCCGTCCGTTTTGTCTGGCCGATCAGGTCCCGAAGTTGCTGTATCTGATCGAACTCGATGAAGGTCTGACCACCACGAACGCCATCGTCATCCACGAGGGTCTTGAACACGACGTTAAACGCCCCCGTGACCGCATAGCGTTTGAGGAATGTTTCGGTTGACCCACCGCCATGCAAAACGGTTTTGACCGCCGTTCCTTTCGGGCCAAGCGTGTCGGCGGGGGCCTCGCGCCAATACTTTTTGGAATGACGCCCGAGGGATACCTCGCACTCGACCCGGATATTTCCAGGAGTGAGCGGAGGCACCGTGTTGTAAGCCACGTTGAACCCATGGCGCAGATAGATAGGCCTGATTGCCGCATCGACCGCTTCCAGCTTGGCATACCAGCTTTTGGTCTGGCTGTTCTCAGCCGTACGCGCGACGGGTTCGATCTCCGACTGCGCCGCAGCCATGGCTTCGTTGAACCGTTCCTCGGCCTGTAGCGCCTTTTCCTGGGTCTGGAACGCCATGAGACGATCGAACATGCCCTCGTTGATACCTGGGATACGCGCGAACGCCACGGCGGCGGCGAGGGAGGGATCGGCCGCGATCAGAGCGGCCATGTCATCCTGTGCGGATGGTTGGGTCACAATGGGCGTCTCGGCCATCAAGGCTATCTCCTTGGCTGGTGGCAACAGATTATCGACGGCATCCACTTCCCGCGGATCGGCTTCGATTGTCAGGGCGTCCATGGTTTGTTTCCTTTTGTTCGGATTTGTTCACTCTCGGCCCACAAGCGTTCGGCCAGGGCAATAGGGTCGATTCCCTGGCGCTCCCACCAGGAAACCTCGTCTCCTGTTTTGTGAACGCCATCGCGGGCGGCAGCGTCATGGTGGCAATATCTTCCCAGAGGAACGACCCAATCATCCCCGGCGGTCACGCTACCTCCCCCTTGCGGTCCACATTTCAAGTGATGCGGATCAACATCCCATCGGTTGCCACAGACGCAGCAAGGCATCCCCTTCACCCTGTCCAGGTGCTTGCGCGATCTTATCCGGACTGGCCGGAAGTTGGTCTGGACCTCGGTCATGCGTAGGGACGCAGCAAAGTAGCGAGCCGGTCGAACTTCTCCGGCGACGCGGCGATTAACTCCCCGTAAACGTCTATCACTTCCGGGGCGAACCGCTTGCCAATCCGGCGCATGTCATTGACGCCTGAATGAGTGCAGAAGATCGCCACGTCCCCTTTGATCGTCCCGGCGAATTCCTCGGCCGAACCGAACAAATAAGACACATTTTTCGGTTTCCCGGCGAACAGACAACCCACAAATACGCCCATCCATGCGGGGTTCGCCTCAATGCACCAGACCCGTTTGGCATATTGCCCGAGGTGAAAAGCCAACAAACCGATACCGCCGCCGATCTCAATGACGGTTTTGCCTTCGATGCGCGCGGCAACGTGCGATGCGATCATGTCCGCTGTTTCGTCGTCGATTACCGTCAGAACGGATTGTGACAAAACCGCGTGGCGACGTGTATAGTCGTCAACCATTTCTGATTCTTGCATTGCCTCTTGCATGGCATCGACATCTTCCTTGAGGCTCATTGTTCTTCCTTAACCAAGTTTCCTGAGTTCAGACCCGGAGCATCGGCCAGCGGTCGCCCACACGCTCGCCATCAGGCAAAGCGCATGAACCGCTGGCCGGGCGAGGGTTTCCTTGAGACGAGCCCATCGCATACGACCAGGCTTTCAGGCGTGCGCGCCCTCTGCCATGGAGACACTTTTTCTTGCCGACGCACCAACCTTGCCGCGCGATATCCCATTTCCAGTCGCCGCACGCCCGGCTTTCGCAAGCCACCATGGTAACCGGGTGTCTTCCCCCGCGCGCCACTGGTTCACCCGACCACGCGAAGGGTCGCAGACGAACTGGAATCCGGGCGAGACAGAACGGTCACGCGAACAACGGTTGAAAATGCGGCGCAGGCGCAGTATGTCCTGCGGCAATCTGGTCAGCGGTGCTCTCATCATCGGTCTGGCCCGCGTCCGGATTTTGCTGATCCGTTCGCGACAGTGGCGACACTGGCACGGAACCGGAGGATTGGTCAATAGGCTTTTCCTTCGGCTTCCAGCTTTTTCGTTTTTTCCGATCTTGGCCCCGGTGGGGAAGAGGCGTCAGCGCCTCGGTTATGGCGTTCGTTCCCGATACCCCGAGGGCTGCTTCCAAGTCAGTCAGAAACCCTTTGCGGGTGTGCCCCCAGAATAAGGACTGGCGCCGTTCCGCGTCATCGCCTAGCAGAGCGGCCGCTCGAAGCAAGAAGTTCCGGGTTTGCGCTTGCGATAGCTTAGGCATCGTCCACCTCATGGTAATTCCGTGGGGCGCCGCCGTAGTGGTCTGTCTGCGTCGGGGTTGAGTACCGCCCCACCAGAGGGTCGAAATCCAGAGGTGCGCTCCCTCCCTTTTTACCCCATCGACGGACAAACCGGGCTTTCCAAAGATGGACCTCGGCCCGATCCGGTCCAGGAGAATGGACCGTGATTCCGATATCGGCCCTGTTAAACCAGTGAGCTGAACCGTTGATGTCGTACGGACCAGGGGCCGAACTGCTGCCCCCTTCCTTGTTCATTTGGGGCTTGGTCGGGTGGACATTGACCCATACGTTGACGCCATACCGCAGCCCGAAAGAGGCGAGCCGTTGAAGCTGCCTGCCGATATATTCGGTTTCGGTGATCCCTGGGTTCCGGGAGTGGTCCACCTGATTCCATGGGTCGATCCACAGGTCTGTCGCTCCGTCCCGTAAGACCGCCGCGCTCGCCCGTTCCATGATCCAGTCAATAGTCGGGGCGTCCTCAATCGCATCCGCGACGATCATGGTGACCTTATCGCCCAGCCAGGTCTCCGCATCCTCGATTTCCGCGTCGTCCATGGACTGTAACCCGGGGATCGGCCAGAACGATTTGCCGCTCCAAACCTCGGCACATTCAGCCGCGAATTGCTCCCAGGGCTGCATTTCCGGGGAGAACACGACCCACCGCCGATTATGGTTCGCAGCGGTGTGTATCATGACGAAACGGACCCAGGATGTTTTGCCGCTCCCGGGATACCCGGTAGTTATGATCAACCGGCCTTCCGTTGGAAGTTTCAAGATCGCGTCCGTCGCCCTCGCCCCGGTTGTCATCGTGGTCGGGGGAGGGAGCCGCCTGAGTCCCTTCAATGTCCCTTGGCGGATACGTTGCAACCCCTCGATCGGATAGGGTTCAGCGGCCCTCAGGGCGGACGTGATGGCATCAGGCCCGTGCCTCACCAGAACCTCGCAGGCATCCTTGCAACCCTCCGGCCATGCCACGAGCCAGCATCTGTGCCTGCCAAGCCTGCGGGCCAGTTCCTCTCGTGCCTCCCCTGGAGGGGCGCACAGAACCACCTTCTTGCAGCCCTGTAGGCCATCCGCATGAACCTTCAGTGCGGTTTGCGGGTCCGCGCCATGAACCGATACGACGGTCTCAACCCCACATTCCAGGATGGCGGCGACATCGAGTTCACTGGCTGCCCAAACTACATGGGCCGGTTTTTCCGCCAAGGCAGAGGCGTTGAACAACGTCCCCGAGGGAGCGGCGCAATAGATGATCGTTCGACGGGCGCCGGCGGTTATCCCGAGCGCATCCACCACCCGCGCGCCGATTTTCCGGTCGGAAAACCAATCGTATAGCCAGCCCGGCCGAACCTCCGCGGGTTCCTCGTCGTCCCAAAAATTAACGGGTTCGGACATTGGCGCGCTCCGCTATCAGGCGTTTTCTGTAAATCGGGTCAGCCGCCGCGAGTGCCCACCGCATCTTTTCCGGCTCCCGGCACCCTGAGACAACAGTTTCGTAATAGGCGATTGGATCGCGAAGCCGGTCCCGTTCCTCCCTCCGAAGGGTGGTGATACCGGCCTCGTAAGCCCCCCAGATCAGGTCGGGGACATGACCGGTCACCTTCTCCTGCTGGTCCACGGGAAGCAGGCCCAGACCGGCCCGGACGGCGATCATCTCGACTTCATGCCGAGCCTCGCCGAATCCGGTCTGATCCATCGCGAGAAGAAGCCCCTGGACCTTGGCCTCGGATCGCATCATCGGAATCACTCTGTCCCGGAAATCGTGCGCGAATGTCATCAGACGAACCTTATCCGAATGCCATCGTCCCGAAGTTTCCGGGCGATTGCCAGCTTAACATCCCGTAACGCGCGGGAATAAACCCTCATCTCCTGGACGGCCAAACTGCCCCTCACTTCAAGCAGTAGGCATGTCGGAGACTCGTCGGTCAGCTTGACAAACTGATGGCCGGTGCTCCCAGCGTATTTGATGATTCCGCATGACAATTTCTGAATTCCCTTCGTCTTCAGGACGACATTCCGCCTGATTTTTTCAGCCAGTTCGATGTAGGTGTGGTGGCTATTTGTCTGCCTGACCGACATTACGGAACCCCCGTCAGTTTGCTAATCCGGCGTCCGGTTGGGTTCGAGACGGAAACCTCTGTCACCCATCCCTGTAACTCGCGTTTCAGAACCCCTTTGGCCGGGAAGAACTCGTGCGCGTCGGAAATGGCGCTCAGGCTTTCATCGGTGAAAACGCTGATCGGCATCTCATCCGCGAATGAGAGCGCGTACAGCCCGATCTGCTGCTTCGTCACGGGCGTCCTGCCCCCAGAGGTCAGGAGCGCCAACTTAGTCAGCCACAGCGTAATCTGCTGGACGTGCTGTGAGTTTGCCATCGCGCGTCTCCGGGAATTGCTCTGAGATCGGGGTCATCAGGTCCATGCCGATTTCCTCGGCCAGTTCGGCGGCTTCATGACGCCTACCGTTGCGCTCCTTCACGACCGTCGCTGGTCGGGTGTCTTGCTCGTGCATCCAGCACCCCTCGGACAACCACCTTGGGGCGGTCTTCTGGTAATTCGGGTCCTCCCGAAACGGATAGGTCAGCAGCCCTGTCATGATTTCCTCGGCACTCGCGATCTTCCTGGCGGCGGAATACGCCTTCTCGGCCAGGAGACGCCCTCCCTCGGATTTTTTCGGGTAGTGGGACCAGAACCGATCAAACTCCGCCGCCAGATTGGACGCGATGGTGACCGGCCGAGGCTTCGGCGCCACGGTCAACGCTCCACGCGATGCTCCACGCGAAGCGTCCTGTGGAG